TCCTGTTTGCTTTCATCAAAACTTCGCTTTGCAACAGTTGTATCAGGATAAGCAGGGAAGGTAACCGGTGAAACATCAATAAGCCTTTTCACTTTAAGAATGGTTCTTACTTCACCAAGTTCATCATCCTGCTCCCACTTGTCCTCGCTTACAATAAACTGGAAGGATGAACTTGATATATCTTTTCGGTTAATCATTTCAACCAGGTCATTGCCTGCTGAACTGTTCGGTGAATCAAATTCATATAGCAGACCCTCATCATCAACGCTTAACTTCAGGGTCCCGGACAATGTCCTTGCATAAAGAATATTGAAATCATGATTCAGAACTGCAACAACATCATTCATGTCAGCTTCATCGAATGCATTCTTATCAATTTTCTCCCTGAACCACCCAAGGTTCTTACTGAGTTTATCAAATTTGGCTGCATATCCTTTAATAATTCTTGATTCTTTATCCTCCCGGACCTCTATCTGAGGTGTAAAATCAAAGAATCTTATTTCCGGCTTAAATGTTTTTTTATCCATCTCTATTAATTTACTTCAACTTTACTATGACCATTTGTTCGCTTTTTAGCTTCTTCAGCAAGTGACCTGGATGGATCTTCCTGGTCAACCTTATCCATCTTATCAAGCGGGATCCTGTTTACCTGTACATAATGCCCGTCACCACCTTCAATCGGGTTTTCATCCTCTTTCTTAAGCATGTCATTGATTGAATAAGCCCCCAGGTCAGACATTGTTCTGTACCAGAACGCCCTTGTCTTAGCGTCACCACGTAGCAGGGCATTGACGGTGTGTTTCGTGTAGTTCTTTGAACCCAACCCAAAAAGTTTATAATCCAGTTCCTGTTCAAAATTCACATAGTGAGGCATCATGGTGTGTGTCACAAACTGCATTGACTGGTGTTCAATATTATTATTGGTCGCATGATCCAGGGATTGAATCATATGCAAAGGGACATTATAGATACGGGCAATTTCCTCGATCTTGAATTTCATCACCTGCACAAACTGTGCATCCTCCGGGTTCATACCTATCTCAATAAGTTCCCCGGCTCCTTCAACAATTGCCAGTTCATGCATATTATCCAGTCCGCCATATTTTTCCTTCCATGTCTTACGCCAGGAATCCTTCTGGTCCGGTGTTAGTTTACCGGGAGTTTTCAATGCTACCCTTTTCGCACCGCCTTCAGAAAACACCCTCGAACCATATTCCTGAATAGCAAGTGCCTGCCCGATGTTTTCCCTTGCAATCTCAATCGGATTAAGCCCGTTGAATCCATCTCTTGTATTCCACATAAAATGAATCATATCCTCTGCCGGCACCGGTTCTTCCCTATCTTTTACCGAATACCATAATTTTCCATTGACTAAATATGGCTTCACATCTCTTGAATTGATAACCAGGGATAATGCAACCGGTCTGCCTGAATAACCATTTCTTTCAATAATGGTATAGCTATTACCATTGGAAGCGCACTGCATCATTACAGCACGCCTCCAGGTAAATGACGTCATATAGACGTTCGGTCGGGAATGTATAAGTATATGGATGGGATTTTCTGAATCAATGATTCGCTTATCTTTTTCCTTTCGGTAAACATTAAGCGGAACCATTGCAAAGGTATTAGAATATACCTGGATGCAGGACCACACAGCAGATACGGCAGTTGCATTATTTTCGTTGACCAGCTTACCTGTCTTTGTGTTGCTTCCGTATATCTGGGAAAGCCAGTTATCCTTAATCAGCTGGCGAACTTTATCGCTTCTGACTTCGAATAATTGCCTCCCAAATAACCGTACTTCCAGTTGTCTTGCCACGTGTGAAAATTTTCTACTACAAAGTTTCACACATATTCAAGGCTGGTCAATGGAACAATGTTCCGTTTTTTTATTTCAGACTTGTAAAATATTGAATTTTAAATGTTTGGAAATCAAAAAAAACCTAATCACTTTTTTACGATAATCAGCTATGTAAATGATTAATAGTTGATTAAATTATTTAACCTTAAGACGGTTATCTCTTGCTTTTCTGTAAGAATCAAATGAAGAATATCTGTTTTTCCCGAAAAGTGAATTGTATTTTTTCTCTGTCAATTCGTAAGCCTCAATTTGTGTTTTGGCTTTACCAAGATTAGAAAAAAACTCAGCATCAAAACCTTTTGCCGTTAATAGCTTCTGTTGTTCAATAGTTAGTTCGCCCATTTAACTGAAATTTACATAATCATCACCGGGTGTCATACTTTCACCTAATGCCATAATTGTAGCAATCACCCCGTCAATTTTATTTTTTGACTTTCCTTTGCTTGCCTTGATGTTCCCGGAAGTATCTTCCATTATCTCAACATTGGATATCATCCAGGCAAGGACCGGATTACCTCCATGATTTAATTTTCTTTCAAGCACCAGTTTTTCAAGTTCCCTGGTTGGCGTATCCATTGCAACCGTATTCTGGCGGAACTCATTTAACTTAATATCTTCCTTTTCCAGTCCCTGTGATACGCCATGATAAAACCTTGCAGGGTCAACACCGATTGACTGAACATCATATTTCCGGCATATTCCTATAATATCATCAAGCATAATTTCTATGTCAACTACATTACCGGGAGTAACCTTTATCCATCCCTGGTCTATCCAGGTCCTGTAATCCACCTTATCATCATTATTTTCAATCTTTGCTTCAGGGATCCACGCCCAGCAAAGTAATTCTTTCCTGCCTTCATCCCCGTCAAATGCCAAAGTGAACCAGTTAAAGTCAACATGGCTGGCAAGGTCCAGACCTCCATAACAGGTTTTTCCAATCAAAGATTCAGGATTATATCCAAAATTACACTCCTTCCAGTCCTTATGTTTTATCCAGGACATCGATGAATCAACCCACATATTCAAATTTTTTGTCTGGAAATTCACAATCTTCCTGTTATTGTTTTTGGCATTTTTATATTCCTTAATAAGAAATTCAGTTGAAACACTTATATCCAAATTAGGATTTGCCTTTCTCCAAAGTTTCGGATCTTCCCAGTCATCGCCCTCATCCAGTGCAAATATTATGGCAAACTTATCATCCTGTTCCAGGACGCCTTCAAGAATCTGCTTACATACTGATTCTTCGTCATAGCAGGGTGAAGTTCTGTTAAATCCGGCAGTGGTTATATAGAATAGCATTGGCTGGATCCTTGCCCCCATACCGGACTGGATGTTATCAACTATCTTATCATCCTTGTGAGCATGGTACTCATCTATTATCGCAAAGTGTGGATTAAGCCCGTCCTGTTTTTCTGAGTCCTTTGAAAGTGCCTGGAAATAGGATCCTGATAGTTCGTCAAAAATAGAATATTGATAAATTGTGAAATGCTTCGTTAAACCGGGAGAAGATTTTATCATATTCTTTGCTTCATCAAATACAATCTTTGCCTGGTCCCTTTTTGTCGCTGCAGAATAAATCTCCGCCCTTGCTTCCCCGTCCGCTCTTGTCATATACAGTCCGTTGCCGGCTGCATAGGTTGACTTACCGTTCTTTTTCGCTACTGAAATATATGACTTCGTAAACCGCCTGGTACCTTTAGCATTCATCCATCCGAACAGGTTCCAATTGATGAAAGCCTGCCATGGCGACAATTCAAAAGGTTTTCCAATGAATTGTTTCCCTTTCGAATGCCTGAGAAACTCAAACCACCTTAATGACCTTGCAGCTGCTTTTCTATCAAAGTACAATCCCCTGTCAATTCCGCTTTCAATATCACTGACATACCTTTCAACTGCAAGTCTTTCATACTTTCCACATATTATCCTGTCATTAAGGATATCATCCACATATCTGTCAACAACACTTTTATTCATTATTCAAAAAAATATCAAGAGGATTTTCAGGTTTCTTACTCACCATTCCAAGAATCTTTGCCTGGGCTGTTGGTGTTAATCCAAATTCAGCACCTAATGACCTGGAATTATTCAATGCATCCTGGGCAAGTTTTCGCATTGCTTTTACTTTCGTGTAAACATTAAAATTCTTATCAGTAATCCTGTGAATCATATCTTCAGCCTTCGGCATGGAATCCATTGTTGCAAGATATAATTCTGTTTCCTTGATGTACTGATAAAAATGTGCAAAGTTCAATTCTGTCAATATTCCCATATTCATCAGGTAGGTTCCAATCTGCTTATACAACTTTCTGCCTTTCGGTGTCAGTCCTTTTGGCTGTGGTAATTTTGTTATGACCGGAAGGGAACCGGTATCAACCTTATCTAATCTGCATGGCTGATCTGTCCCCTTCATTTTTTTAATTGAATCCGGTGTTGCTTTTCTGCCTTTACTCATTTATTCTTTTTTCTCAATTTTGC